CGCCAGCAAAGGTTACGGTGTCAGTAGTTGCTACTGGTTGGCCAATAGAAATACTGGGAGTTGCACCTTCTCCAGAAATCTGAGAAATTGAAACACCCGTACCGGCAGTCAGGGTTGCTACATAGTCGCCAACTGTATGAAGGCCAAGTGTTACTGAATTTGCTGCAATGGAATTTAAATCTAAATAGGTAGTTCCATCATTTGTAAACTGCCATTTATCTAATGATTCATTCCATCTTATTTGAACATTATCAGAAGTACCACGTTCTACTTCGATGCCGGCATTTAATATTGGGGCACTTGTCACATTAGAATTTAATACTAAAATATTATCTTCAATAAGAACTTCAGCTACATTTAAGCTTACCGTGTCGCCACTAATTATTAAATCTCCGCCAACTGTAAGGTTGGAACTAATGGTTACATCATCTTCAGTGCTAATCTGTGTTTCATTGTCTTGTAGCCAAGACCAAGTGGTAGAAATTAAATTATTATTTTCATCTTTATAATAAACTATCCCATTAATTGGGTCTAGCGCTATTTGACCCTGAGTAATATTAGGGGGATTGGGTAAAGCCATAAAAATTTTCTTTCATTTAATTAAAAACAATTAATAAATAATATTAAAAAGTTCCACCGTCAAGAGTATAGTTGCCAGCAGCTACGTCAGTTAAGATTGAGCTGTAAGCCTGTACATTGGTCCCAATGGCCAATCCAAGGGCTGTACGGGCGTCTGAGGCACTTGTGGAGCCAGTTCCACCGTTAGCTATGGCTATTGCTGTACCATTCCATATACCAGTTGCAATGGTTCCAAGTGTAGTAATGCTTGATTGACCAACATAGGTTGAAGCAATGTCGATACTGTCACCATTAGCTACAATGCGGTCAGCTGTACCAACTACGTTAAACTCGCTACCATTTAGTGTGAGACCGTTACCTGCACTAAATGTACCAGCACCAGAGAACTGCACAAACGTAATTGCATCTGTGCCGATTGTTGCTGGACGACTTGTCTGTACCCAGCCAGTATTAGCGTAGGTTCCAGCGGTTACGAAAATAAAGTCTCCGCTATCTACCTCTGCTGCAGTGTCAAAGTCTGTTGCACGTAGCGCTTGCCCTGAAGCCTGGACTACATAAATACCGTTTTGTGAGGTAGTTGTCTGACTCTTCAGAAGAACACGGTCACCAGTTGCGAGTGTTACTCCACCAAAGCTGTCTCCATTTTCAAGAGCAGTTGCAATTGCAACATTGGAGTCTGAAGTGGCTCTAGCTGATTCGTGAACATGAAGTCCTTCAGCTACGGCATCAACATAGGCCTTAGTTGCAGCATCTGTTGCATCAGTAGGAGTTCCAAGACCAGTAATCTTGTTCGTACCCATTGCAATTGCGCCAGTGAATGTTGCACCTGACAATGCTGCAACGTCTGCAGCCAAAGCAACTGTGCCTGTAGCATCTGGAAATGTAATTGTTCTATCTGCGGTAGGGTCACCTGCAGAAATTGTAAGTTCAAAGTCATTTGCCGTAGAACCTTCCATTACGATTGCTGAAGTAAGTACTCCGAACTCAGTAATGTTATGAAGGTTTCCAGTTGTAATTAGAGTACCAGAACTATCTGGCAAAGTAATAGTATTATCTGCTGTAGGGTTTGTTACTGTAAGTGTTGTTTCGTTATTATCTGCTGATGAACCTTCAAATACAATGCTTGAGTCTGAAAGTGTAAGTCCTGAAACTACTGGGCTTGTAAGTGTCTTGTTTGTAAGAGTCTGGGTATCACTTGTTCCAACAACATTTCCAGTAACACCATGCACTGAAGTAGTAGCTGATGAGTGAGTTGATACGTATCCAGAAGCAGTTGATTCTGCTGCACTTTGAGCTGCAGAAGCAGCGCCAAAAGCATCAAACGTATTTGCTGTTACTGAAATTGCACCTGTTGAGTCTGTATAAGTAAGTCCTGTTCCAACTGCATTTCCAACGGCATCTTGCGCAGCTTCGTTGAAATCTGTAACTGCACTTGCTGGAATAGCAATTGTTGCAGTTCCAGCTGCTGTTAAACGGCCCTGTGCGTCAACAGTAAATGTTCCAGTGGCTGTTGATGATCCATATGAACCTGCTGTAACTGCAGTATTATCAAGGTTTAGAGTAAGGGTATCAGTTGCAGAAGCTACAGATGTTAATCCCGTTCCACCAACTACAACAAAAGTATCTCCACCAGATATTGTTAAGTTGTCACCGCTGTCTGCATCAACTGTAAATGAAGTAGATATAGAAGCTGTTCCAGCTGCCGTTAAACGACCTTGGGCATCAACTGTAAATGTTGGGATTGCGCTAGCTGAACCGTATGAACCAGCTGTTACCGCTGTATTGTCAAGGTTGATAGTTATAGTGTCTGTTGCTCCAACTACAGACGAAAGGCCAGTTCCACCTGAGACAGTGAAAGTATCTGATCCTGTAGTTATTGTCTGATTTGTTCCAGAATCTCCTGCAACTGTGAACGTAGTTGCAACTCCAGTAATTGCAGTATCAACATAAAGTTTAGTAGCTGCATGCATATTGGAAGATGGGGTTGCGACTGTAACTGTGCCAGAAAATGTTTTATTTCCAGTAACTGTTTGAGTACCCGAAAGACTAAGAAAAGCTCCTGTTCCAGCAATAGCTTCTACGGTAGTTGCAGTTCCACCTTCTCCGCCAGTACCTTTACCATAATAAAGCGTATTGTCCACTTCATTGAATGCTAGTTCTGCATTTTGCAGAGATCCGGGTGCTCCAGCAACTCCAGATGCTCTTCTTTTGATTCTAATTGTATTAGCCATTTTTAAAAATTTCCCCCATCGGTAAGGTTAGAGTCGGCATAGTTGACCCACTTTGACCCATTGTGCCTAAGCACGTTGCCAGAAGCAACAGAAGTAATAGTAACGTCACTTAAGCCATTTAGAGCTTCAGATGCCTGTATTCTATCCTTAACGGTTAAATAAGAGCCTGCTGGGTTAATTCCAAGAATAGTTTGGACGGCCTCCATAGCATCATTAATATTTGCATGCTGTTGAGCATGCGGTACTACTCCAGAATTTAAAGTATCTGTTGCAGTTGGATTGATTAAAACATCTAAAGAGTTAGGGTAATTTGTAGCCATTTTATGCTCCTATAATGATAATATTTTTGTAGAATTATTTTCCCAGACTATAGTTAAACTAGAGCTTATGGGTGAACCAGCAAATGGTAAGTTTAATCCAGTATCTATATAAAATAGTAGTCTAGAAGTAGCAGGATTCCCCGTAGATTGAAATAAAATTATTGCTTCAAATGTGGTGTTAGCTTCTAGATAAATTGATATATCATCAGCATCTATAACGCCCAGAGCATTAGTTACTCCACTTATTGCACCGCTAGTAGTAGCAATAGCGTTATCAGCTACAGAAGAGAGGAACTCGTGAGATGACTCTGATGCAGTATAATTTGCTGTTTTTACGAATAATAATTTAAATTGATTAGAAGAAAAATTTATCTGTCCATTTAATATTGCTTCTTTTGCTTTTTTGTAAACAAAATTAGACATATTAAATACCTATATCTTTAGATATTATAATTCTATACTTGTAGCCAGTTTCGTAATACTCTTTGTCATTTGGATAGAATACAGGTGTGGCATCCGGGGAAGGCATGTCTAAGTAAACCTCTGGCTCCCACGAATGAATTGAAACATTAGCTGAAACTGTTTCCCATCTCGACGGTATTCTTTGAATTTTTTTTCTCTGCACTTTGAAGTAATCGTTATTAAGAAAGTTGGAAGCTGGGCGAGCATTGAAAGTAATTGTAACTCTGCCATTGTTATGTGCGTTATCAATATAAAATGAACCATTTTCAGGATCTATTGATTTTATAAAAAAATTAGGATTTTTAGCAATAATTTGAACTGTAGAAAAAGCATCTATTCTTAAAGACTTATCTTCAATTAAAATTTCTTCATAATCAGGTTCTTGAAATGAAGTTATATTAGCTATTACAGTAGAAGGAGTAGCATCATCATTCTTCGTAAAGACTATGCTTTCTGATGGTATCTTTTCGTTTACGGCATCGAAGAGATTGGTTACTTTTATCTTATATTCTTTATTAGCAGTTAACTGCTGGTCCCAAAATAATCTTAATGTTCTAGAGATCTGATTATAATCAGTAATTGTATTAATAGGGGCAAATGGACTATTGACAACAATTGGAGTTGCGTCAGTGCTTTCTACCGTAAAGTTTGGATTAATTAGAGTACTGATTTTAACAGTTCTACCAAACTTAATTATTACTACGTCAGCGTCTA